TCGGTCCTGAAGGTCCCTACCCGACCTTGACTGATGCCGAGCAAGCTGAACTAGCTCAATACCAGGCTCGCGAACAGTTTGAGCAAGAGATCCTCGCTCAAGAACAGAACCAGGTGCCTCAGAACTTCCAACGTCCTGAAATGGCAATGCCTACTCCCGGTCGTCAAGCCAATGCCGCTAACGACTTCTGGGGTGGCTTTAGCCAGATGATGGATGCCAACCCCGAGGACGCATGGAAAGTCCTGTCCCAGGCTCCTGCAGCAGCCTTCCAGCAGAAGATGCTGGTCCAGGACCTCTGATAAATAAGTAAGGGGTTACTAAATGTAGCCCCTTACAATGTATATATACAGAAGAATTAAACAATGGCTAATCCGTATTCAGTTGCAGAACAGATGCTTCCTGGCTCCAGCAAGATGCGTGGACTAGAAGGAATGAACCGCACCTCTGCTCCTGCAGGTCCTAATGCATATGACCAAGGTGGTGCCTCTAAATCTGGTGTCAACACGCAGCCGTATAACAACGAGCGTTTGGCAATGCAGAATCAGATGATTCGTCAAGGTGATGCAGTCTCACAGGCACAGTCTTCTGCTGTGCAAGATGTACGTAAGCAACAACTACTGCAAGATAATCAAGAGTACAAAGCAAACGCCTTTCGTGAAGGACGTAAGGCTGAAGTGATGGAAGTCCTTGGTTCTCCTGCTACCCAGTACATGTCACAGATGGGTGACGTTGAAGGTACAGCATTCCGCAAGAACATTGCAACTAGCAAAGCAATGGCAGTTGGCATTAACCCTGACCTTGCTTAATAGAAATCTACTACAATCGGTATAGGTTAATAGGATCTATACCGTGCGTTTAGCTGGACAACAAACACAAGAAGATCCCGAAGTCTTCCAGACTATTTGGAAGCACTTAAAAACTGATGGCGTGCCTGATCAGGCTGCCAATCAAATGACTGCCGAGATGCTTACTCACGGCGAAGACTTTGAAAGTAGTGTAGAGAAATATCAACAATACGAAGACAATTATAAGTCCAAAGGTTTTAACGAACATGCTGCACAAGCCATGGCAGTAGAGGCTTTAGAGGGAAGAGAAGAGGCTCCTAAAGAATCACTTAGGTACGCAAGAGTTCACGGTTAAGTGTTGACAATTGTTAGAATAATAGGCTACAGTTAATGTATACCCCAAAAGAAATATATGCCTGCAAAACTTGTTGGAGATTCGGTTCGTTCTTATTTGCGTGACATCGGAAGAATCCCTCTACTAGAGCATGACGAAGAGATTCTTCTAGGTCGTCAAGTACAACGGTTGATGGAACTCAAAGAAATGAAGAAAGAGCTAGAACTTGATAACGAGGGACTAGCAGAAGCAATGGAAGTATCAACCAAGCAGGTACGAAAGGAACTACGTGATGGCGAAAAAGCAAAAGACAAAATGGTCACAGCAAACCTCCGCCTCGTCGTCAGTGTCGCCAAGAAATATACCAAGCGTAATATGGAACTTCTGGACATCATCCAGGAAGGTACGATCGGGCTCGTTCGCGGTGTCGAGAAGTTTGATCCTGGTCGTGGCTACAAGTTTTCTACTTACGCTTATTGGTGGATTCGCCAAGGGATCACCCGTGCGATCGCTGAAAAATCGAGGGCGATTAGGCTACCAATCCACGTTACAGAGAACCTCAATAAACTTAAGAAAGCCCAGCGTGAGTTGAGCCAAATTAATGGCATGATGCCTACTGTCTTTCAGCTGTCAGAGTATCTAGGTCTGACAGTAGATGAGATTAAAGACTTGATGTGTAAGGCACGTCAGCCAACCTCACTCGAAATCAAGATTGGTGAGAACCGCGACACTGCTCTTATCGACTTGCTTGAAGATGAAACTCAATTGCCGGACATGCTGCTTGACCAGCAGTTCATCAAAGAAGACATCCGTGAACTCATTAAAGACCTGCCTGAAATGCAAGCCGCTGTAATCTCAATGCGTTATGGCATTGGCAATGAAATGCTTGAGCCTATGTCTATGACTGCTATTGGTCAGGTACTAAATATGTCACGTGACCGCGTCCGCACGCTTGAGCATAAAGCACTGCGAGCATTGCGTGAACAATCTGACAAAATTGACGAGTATCTGTAAATTACAATAGAAGTAACAGATGCAATAGTGCAATGGATGAAAGTGCGATTGATGTAACACAACGCATCCTCAACAGACATATTGTTTATGGGGCCAGTGATAGTACACAGCCTCAATATCTTTCTGCTAATAAGTCACTGAATTATGCAGCAGGAGGTTCTATCAGCAGTCCGGAAGTAGACAAAGTATCTATTATCCCTTTTACAATTAACTATAAAGATACAGTGGGACTCTTTGGCAAGGAGAACCACTTTGTCAGAGTAAATGTCAATATCGATTACAAGACAGCATTTAAATGCTTTGAAGAGCCTGGCTGGGAATGTGCACGCCTTTCACAAGAATAATTTAATGTGGTTAGCCATTATTTTCAAGCAGAAATAGATACAAATAAAGATCTAACCACTGTGAATACTTACCAGCCAGCAGAAATTGCACAAAACTCTGTTGCAAAACTGTTTGATGGCTACGTAAGTGTAGACCTAGAGAATCTTAAAACCGGCAATAAATATATTGATAGCTGGTTTGATGTGCGCCTATACACCAAATCACGGGAAGAGCATCCGTACGACAAGATGTATGTACGTGCTAATGATTATTTCTACATCGGCTTCCACGCACGCAATACAAAACGATTGCCCTACAACGTCAAGTGCGTCATAGGGCAAGAGTACATTTCTGGTTTAGAGCCAGGTGCTATGCGTTACAAGAACGTAGGCATTAACTAGCGGAAAGTGTCAGTACTGCGTCACTGTTGCCTGCAGCAATGGTGACCGTTTCTCCATTCACATAGTCTTGGCCAGCTGTAACGATAACCACATTGTTAATTACATCACCGTCGGTAGCGTAGTCAACAGTCAATCCAGAGCCTGAACCACCACTGACACTTGCTCCATTAGCTCCAGCAGCGTATCCAGTACCACCATCAGTAATAGCTACGGCAGAAACAACACCAGTAGGTCCACCACTTGGACGACTAGCAGCACCAGGAGGCGTGACAGTCATGACTTGTCCACCACTGATAGATGGGAAGACATAGTGCTCAATTAACTCATAAGCATCGGTAAAGAGAGCACCTCGCTTGAGTTCATTAACTCCATAGAAACTGAAGTTAAAAGAACCATCGTGATCAATACGAATATTGGTTCCAGCACTAGTATCAAGTACTAGCTTGACAGTGCCGGTAGCAGTCGTCACATCAAATACTGTGCACTCGGCATAGCAAGTAGATACACCACCAGTCTTCCACCATTCTTTAAGAGAGTGAGTATCACCACCACGCTTAGGGCGAGTAAGCAGCATTTCAGTGCCAGTGTGTTTTTTAACGTCCTTCACACCAGTAAGAACAAGACTATCAGCCATTGTGTTTAGTTATCACTTTCTTCTATTTTAGTCCATTTAAGATTACCAACGCAGTTATTTGTTTTACACCCATCGATATGTTTAATCCTACTGCAACCCTTTGATTTACCAGGACTTGCAGCAGGCTGATCTAAAAATGCAAGGGCAACTAGTTTATGGACAGTAGTAGTAATTGTGCATTTACGACCAATACGCTGGGTTAAATTGACTTGTGCATAGCCGTTTTTATTTACGCGCTGCTTAAGAATACGCTCAATCACACCTTTAGTGCTTTTAACCTGCCCACTCTCGTTCACATAGTACTCAATACAGCACTCAAATCCTGGCAACATATGAATGGGTTTCCATTTTTTATCATCAATAAAATCCATTACCACAAGATATTAGGGTACATATACATAAGTATAACGTCACACATTAATATCGTTATATGTGTCTAAGTCGAAGACACTTATAAACCTTTTAGCTTACGGAGTTACGATCCTATGTGGATTGATAATGATTTTCCGAAGCTTCTTGGTGCAGAACTTTACCGTCCTCATCCTGCCTACATCATTGAGATGGCAGTTGAGCCTGTAGTGGTTCACGACTTCAGCAAGCAGCCCGGTCAAACCGTGCAGCTGGATCGTTACCGCTTCTGGGGTAAGCCTGGCACTAAGGAGTCCCGTGAGCGGACTGCCGATCAAACCCTTGGATCCGCCTCCGCACGCAACATCGTGAAGGACAAAGTGCTGGTTACTCTCCGTGAGTACACCGGTCCTGCTGACTCTCGCGATTCCACGCAGCCCTCTACTTTCAAAGTGGCTCGTGAAACCCTGATTACCGCTCAGCGTCTGCTGCTGGACACCGGAAACCTGAACGTCTTCCACCAGTCCATCGGTTCGCTGACCCTGCTTGATGACTATCGTCGTTGGCGCGACCGCGTCTTCGCAAACGAACTGCTGAAGGCCGAAGCTTGTGGTAAAGCCGGTTCTGATCAAGGTGGTTATTACCTGCCTGGTGGCAAAGAGAAAGGCGCTACTGGCGGCTCCCTCGGTGTTACTTACGAAGCTGGTGAATCTGCCAAGTTCGATGTCAAGACTGACCTCCTCGAAGTCGTCAAGGACATGCGTAAGCGCAACGTCCCGACCTTCGCTGATGGTTACTACCGTTGCATCGTCGACCCCACTGCAATGATGCATCTGCGTCAGAACAGTGACTTCCGTGAGATTGCCCGTTACCCCGGTACCGGCATGATCAATCCCATGGCTCCTGAAATGCATCCTGATGCAAACTTCTTCAAGGGCATGGGTCCTGCTTACGGACAAGCTGGCTTTGTGGCTGGTCAACCCGTTATGCCGACTGGCTTCCTGTTTGAAGGTGTCCGTTGGTTCGAGTCCACCAACCTGCCTGAGACCGATTACAACCTGGTGATTACTGATGAAGGTGCTGGTGCCGCCGATTACGGTGCTGCCCAGATGATCTTCTTCGGTCCCCAAGCTGTCGGTGTTGGCATTGGTGGTAACAATGCTCAGATTCTGTTGAACAACAACGATGATTTCTCTCGTTTCATCATCATGATCTGGAGCTTGTTCGCCGGTTTTGAAACCCTGAATAAGGATTTCATCACGGTTGGTTACTCTTTCGTTTATTGATAGGAGTTACTAACTATGTCTATTATTTTTCCCGGAAACTATGTTGCTCACCTGAACGCTTATCGCGAACAGGGTGTTGAAGCAATCCCTGGTGTTGAGTTCTACCGCGCTGTTGGTGCTGTTGTCCTCAACCCTGATACCAAAGGCGTCACCGTCAACGGCGAACTCGCTGCTGACACCTATGACACCTACATCTTGTCTCCTGACCTGCGTCAAGATGACAAGCCCCGTCTGGATAAGCCCCTCGTGATTCCCGCTGGATCCGTGGTCTACCGCACCTCCCTTTCCGCTCCTGGCGTGAAAGGTACTGATGGTGACACCATCGCAATCGAAGCCGCCACCGGCCTGCCGACTGCTGTCCCCATCACTGCTGATGCCGAAGGCTACTACCCCGAGAACGGCGAAGGCTCTGTGCTCGTGTCCATCCTTGATGGCACTGCACTGGCTGTAGACACCGCAATTCAAGTGACCACCGACGGCGT